CCTACCTCGTCATGAACAGCCATAACCACTCGTTCGACATCGTTGGCCTGATCCACGAGGCCACCGGCAGCATGCTGACCGACGACGAAGGCATGGAGTACCCTGAGATGGCCCCTATCGACGGCTGGCACGTCAACTTGCGGATCCGTGGGGACTACATGCGGGACGAAGCCGAGGCGATAGATGCGGCAGACGGCGTTTCGCCCGTGACACCACACCGGACTTGGCTGTAGAGGCGGACGACACCCGACCCTCGCCCACCTAGTGTCAACATTCCTGACAACCAAGGAAGAAATCCATGACTGACACAAAAGCGTGGTGGGCCAGCAAAACCGTTTGGGCCACCCTAATCATGCTCGCAGGCGTCGGCCTCCGCTCCGTCGGCATCGACATTGGCCCCTTCGAGGGCGAACTCACTGAGACTGCCCTCACGGTAGTCACTGTTCTGGCAGGCGTCGTTGGCCTGTGGGGCCGCGTAACGGCCAGTAGCCTTATTACCCGCTAAGCAGGACGACAAGCTACAAGCGCGTCAGTAGTCTCGCTCTCACAACCAGCGCGAGACTACTCATGCCCCAGACCAGACCCCGCCTTGAGCAGCTAGTTTTCACCAGCAGTAAGACAGGCGAGCATAACATCGACACCTACCTCGAAGCCGCAGAGATTGGCAATCGCTCGCTCGCCCAGCTCATGGGCGACTTGTTCGATGCAGGTGGCAACTTCGCGCCCGAAGAGATTGTGCCGGAGTACCAGATTGCCCAGTCCAGTGGCCAGCTCACGCTCCAGTACCGCATCAACGGCACAGGCGCGTTCACAGATCTCGTTGGCTTCTTTAACGACCGTGGCGCTTTCTCGACCAGCACGGCCTACAGCGCCCTAGACCTCGTCACCACCACCTCTGGCTCTGCGACCAACCTCTACTTGGTCAAGACAAACCAGACTGCTTTTGCTAGCCAAGCCGCCTTCATCGCCAGCTCCAACACCCAGCTGCTTCTTGAAAGCCCAGCAGGCGTCTTGGCAGACGTTCAGTCAGCCCGAGACGGCGTCATTCTCGACGCAGGCTTTATCGCTGTCTCGAACGACTTGCAGGCCACGCCAAGCCTGATCGAGACCGTGGCTGACGATCTAGCTCTAGGGACAAGCTCTGAAATCCGCCAGTTCAATGCTGGATCCAGCAGCCTAGCAACAACCGGAAAAGCCATCGCCATGGCAATCGTCTTTGGATAAGGGAAAAAACTATGACGGCTCCAAACGTAGTCGCCGTGGCTACAATCACGGGTAAAACTGACGTCTCCGCTGCGGTGGGCACTACTCCAGTTGCAATCGCAACCAACGCTACTTCCTCCGGTCAGGTCTACAAGGTGAACTTCCTCACCTGTTCGAACCTCCTGTCGGCTGCGCCCACTGTCACTGTAGACCTGTTTCGGTCCAGCGTTGCTTACACCATCGCGAAGGACATCTCGATCCCCGCTGGCGCTACGTTGGATTTGCTGAACAAAGGCCTCTACCTTGAGGAAGGCGACGCCCTGCGAGTGACCTCCAATACTCTCTCCGCTTTCGACGTAGTGTGCAGCTACGAAGTTATATCCGAGACCTAACGAGGCGGCCCGTATGAGTACGAGAAATTCTTTTGGCGGCCTTCTTGGGGTGCCCGCTATGAGGGCGGCGCTAACGGAGGGGCATCGGTTTCGCGGCATGTTGTCTTTAAATGAAGCCGGTATTGAAGTCCCATCTACTGACGACTACCCCCAGTTAAACTGGGGTGGGATCATCGGTCGTGACGTAATCGTTTCTAACAGTCTCGTCGACACTGGCGTCCTGACGCTCGGGGAGCATGGCGCTCGCGTCATCCCCGGTCCCCCCACAGTCTCAGGTACGGCCAGCTTCAGTGTTGCCGAGAACACCAACACCAGTACCGTCTTGGCCACTTACGCAGCAACAAGCCTGCCTGTCACTTGGTCCGTAACCGGAACTGACGCCAGCAACTTCAACATCAACAGCTCCGGCCAGCTGACCTTCGCTGTGTCGCCGGACTACGAGACAGCGGCAGACCGCTCTCAGTCGATTAACGTCGTGGCGACAAACACCCTTGGCTCGGACAGTCAAGCCGTTTCAATAACCGTAACAGACGTCTTCTTTGAAACCGGCACTTACGTTGGCGCGCCTTCGTCTAGTCAGCGCACACGTTACAACAATCAAAAGAGCAACATCGGCGGTAACTTTGATGTCGCGTTGGCGGAGGATGATTACCTGTTCCTCATGCACTTAAATGAGCCGAACGACGGCGACCTAAGCTACTTTATCGTTAGGCTGGATAACGGCCAGTTCTTTAACTCGGGCAACTATTATACCCAGTCCCTGCCGACTATTAGCTCAGGCTTGGGCAGCAACAGCCAGCACGGTTACATCAAGCATGTTTGGCTGGTAGGTAACAAGTTTTACGTTTTGAGCAACACGGCGACACACAACGGCTATTCAGCCCCATGCTTGTACGCAGACGGTTACGCATCGAACGGCAGCACGTTCGATCTGCTAGGCCAAGTTGGCAACTGGCCCGGTGGCACAACCGGACTGGACATTGCAACGACAAGAATTGGCAACAGCTCTTCAAACCCACAGCTCTTCGTTATGAAGGGCGGCACGACGGACGACCCGGAATTTATAGAAATCTCAGGGATTGACCCAGACAGCGGTAGCCCTGATGCCGGCAGCGTTGCCAACTCAGGTTTAAGTATCACCAACCTCCCGACCGGCTTCGATATCAGTCGAGGCATCGCCTACATGCACGGCCCAAACCCAGATCGCTTTATTTTCGGAGGGTCGGGCGACCTCGTAACCGTCACTGAGTATGACCCCCCATCAAACCTAGCAAATGTCGTTTCAACCCAGAGCTGGGACGACCTCGGTGATTTGGTTTCCTTTAGCGGATCTTCTTTTAGGGCAGGCTTTCAAGACGCCATCGTTGGTTACGACGATTACCTATACTACTGGCACGAAGACAGCAGCTACTCCACCGACTACAAGCTCTACCGTTTCAGCGCATAAACACCCGGACGACATCAGTCGCCCCACCCCCTAAAATCCTCCAAACCAAAAGCCGGAGCCTGCCCAGTGGACGTCGACTACAAAATCCAGAACCTCGAAATCACGTTCGCAGAGCTGCGTAAGGACGTCGACGATTTGCGCAAGGCCACCGACGACGTCAAGAACTTGGCCGTCGAACTTGCCGTGATGAAGTCGGACCTGTCCTACATCAAGGACGCCCAGACCCGGCTGAACCAAAACGCCAACAAAGTCGTCTTGTTCATAGTGGGCGCATTCGTGGCCCAGTTCGCCGCGTTCGTCTTTGCTGGCGGTATGATGACGGGGTAGCCGCTTGCAGTTAAAAGGTGTAAATAAATTGTACACCAAGACAGCGAGACGGCATGACATCCTTTACCCGCCCAAACAGACACGTTGACCGCGTCTTCCTGCACTGCACAGCCAGCAGCTACGACCATCACGACGACATCGAGGTCGTCCGCGCTTGGCACCTTGGCCGTGGCTGGTCTGACGTAGGCTACCACTACATGATCCACAAGGACGGCAGCATCAGCGCCGGTCGCGATCTTGAGAAGACCCCCGCCGCTCAGAAAGGCCACAACAAAGGCACCATCGCCATCGCGATGCACGGCGGCCAAGACGCACGGGACGACTTCAGCACCAAGCAGATCGTCACGCTGCGCGAATTCTGCGAAGACATCCGCTACGCCTATGGCGGCGCTGTCACATTCCATGGCCACGGCGAGGTCGTAATCCGCGACTGCCCGATCTACGACTACAAGTCCTACCTCAAGCTCGACAGCACTGGCCGTATGCCTCCACTCCGGTCGAAGAAGCAGCCCATCAAAGAAGCTCCCGAACAGCCCAAGTCTGAGGTCCAGAAGCCTAAGCGCAGGTGGCTTTCAAAAATGAAGGCGTGGCTTGTCGATGACTGAACGAGAAATCCAAGCCAAGCTCAAAGCCCTCGAAGATTTAGCCAAGCACCCCGGCTGGCACGACCTCGTCTCGGTGATGAAACGCGAGATGTACGGCGCTGTCGTGAACCTTGGCCAAACGCCCGACATCACAAACGAAGAACTCCATTGGAGACGTGGCCGCGTTGACGCCGCCGCGATGGTCATCGACCTCCCCCAACGTCGCATCGCGCAACTGACCAACGAACTTCCAATGGCTGCGCACGCGAACCCCGCCAAGGCTGGAGATAAAAACCATGGCTGACAATTTAATCGACCGCGTAAACGAGGCTCAAGGTCTCGCTCCCAAGACAGACAACCCCACCGACAACCGCGAAGCCACTGAGAAAGCGGCTGCTCCACAGACTGAGGGCGACAGGATCGCCGAGCCAGCAGCAGAGCCAGTCAGCAACGAAGAGCTGTCTGCGCTGTACAAGATTAAGATGGGCGACCAAGAACGCGAACTGAGTGAGCAGCAAATCGCTGGCACCTTTGAGCGCTACCGCGACCTCAACTTCAAGCACAGCCAAATGAAGCCAGTGATCGACACGGTCAGCCAGCTCATGGAGCGTACCGGCATCGACGCTGACATGATGAACCAAGAGATCATCGCGGCGCTGAAGGCCAAGCAGCACAACCCGACCATGGGCCAACAAAGCAACGCACCCAACACCACCCAGCAAGGTGACAAAGGTGAAGCCCCGAACGACCTGCTGTCTGGCGACATGCTCGCCCAGTACGAGGAACAGAACGCTGTGCAGCTTCCACCGGGCTACCGTGAGCTTGTGGCTGGCCGTGACGCCCAGAGCCAGCAGCTTGGGCAGATGCAGCAGATGATGCAGCAACTCTTGGCCCAAAGCCAAGGCGTAGCCAGCGCGGCTCGCCAAGCTGGACAGCAGCAGGCCGCAGACCGTGGCCAGTTGATGCAGCAGCGGATTGGCCAGAACATCGACGCAGCAGCCCAGCGTCATCTGGGAACTGCAGATGCGGACGCGAGCAACGACTTCTTGGCTTTCATCTACGAGCGCGGTTACACCACCGATGATTTTGTAGATCCTGCTCTGGCCGACCGTGCGATGTCTGACTTCGCCAATCTGCGCAGCCAGCCAGAGATGGAGCGTTTACGTCAGGCGGCTCAGCGCCGTCAGGCATTCTCGTTCAATGGCACGATGGGCAACACAGCAGGTCAAGGTGCTGCGGCTGCTGCGGCACCAACTGAGGCCACCACGCCGTTTGACCAAATGGCTGACGCTGCGATGACCAAGCGCTTCGGCTAGTCCGCATATTTGACAATGTAGGGGTGTACACTGTATAACACCCCTACAGCGCGGCGCTTCGGCCCCACATGCGCTATTACTCGCGACGGGAATTCCGCGAGCTGACACCCTTCTTATACAACCTCCCTTCTGAGGAACTTTAGCTATGTCTACCCCAATCCAAGGGTTGCGCGGCTCCGGTCAGTTCGACACGACCTTCCGCCCTCGCAACTACCGTGAACTCTTCACCCTTCTCGAGCCAAACGGGAATAGCCCACTCAATGCACTACTTTCGATGGGCCAATCCGAAAGCACAAATGACCCAGCATTCCGCAACTTCCGGGACGAACTCCCAGAGCGCCGGATGAAGGTAAACGGTGCGGTCACTTCCACCGGCACTGGCTCTGAGACCATTACTCTGGACGCTGACAACGAGAACAAGTTTGCGATCTCAGGCTCTATCGTCGTCAACGGTGCTACGGGCGAAGTGATGCACGTAACCTCCGACACAAGTGGCACTAGCCTCGTCGTCACTCGTAACGTCGGCGGCACCGCCCACGCTATCGCAGACGATGCGGAACTGTTCATCGCAGGCTTCGCGGCGCAGGAAGGTGCAGACACTCCAACCGCTGTTAGCTTCGATGCTGTCATGGTTGAAAACTTCTGTCAGATCTTCCGTACCAGCTTCTCCGTAACCGGCACGATGAACTCGACCTACTTGCGCACTGGCGACAAGCAGGACGAAGCTCGCGTGAAGGCTCTGAAGATGCACATGTCCGACATCGAGCGGGCTATGTTCTTTGGCAAGAAAGACGAAGACAACGCGTCTTCCGCTCAGCCACGTCGCTTCACTGGTGGTCTGATGACCTCCCTGACCAACAAGTTCGACGTTGGCACGGCATCTTCCTCTGCGATCAACGCAGCGGACGGCATCTTGACCGAAGAAGAGTTTGATCTGGCTCTGACCGAAACGATCTTTAAGTTCGGTTCGAACTCCAAGATCGCGTTCGTTGGCGCTAAGGTGGCAAACCACCTTCAGCAGTTCGGCAAGGACCGCTGGCAGCCAACCCAAGTCGAAGGTGCATACGGCGTAAACCTGACCCGTTACTCCACCTTTGCGGGAGATCTCATGGTTCATTTGCATCCGCAATTCCGCCAGATCCCCGGCATGGACACGGCAATGGTCATCGTCGACTTCCCATACCTGTCGTACCGCTACCTCGAAGGTCGCGATACTCAGTTGCTGGAAGGTCGCCAGAACCCCGGTGCCGACACCGAGGTCTCGGAATATCTTACCGAGGCAGGCCTTGAGCTGATGCAGGACAGCGTACACGCTGTTATCGAAGGCTGGTCCGCACGCAAAGCGTAAGGCGGACGCCAACAAAACGTAACTCGTTCATAAAGGGGGTCAGCACGCTGTCCCCCTTATTTTTTGGAGAACCCAATGGCTACCAAGACACCCAAGGCTGCTTCTAAAGAAGTGACCATCGACAAGGTCGAAGCCCCCAAGCCCATCGTCAAGAAGGCTGCTGGCCCCGTTCGCTACAAGACGGTCGCTGACCAAACAGGTCGCCTGCTCGTCTGTGGCTTTCGGCCAACGATGCCATCCATCCCCGGCCCATGCTTCTACAAGGTGCCAGCGGCTGACGTAGCGGCGTTTGAGAAGACCCGTGAGTACCAAGGCGGGATCGTAGTTCGTGTCGACTGACAGCCTGACCCCGCACATCCAAGACGGCGCCACCAGCCGTCTTGAAGACCTGTCGCGCATGGTGTTCCGGCGCTATGGCGACTTCAGTGCTAGCACCATTGAGGCCGAAGCTCTTTCGATGATGATCGAGCTGGCCAACATGGTGATCGACGACGTGCGGATGCACCCCTACGCCAGCACGACCATGCAGGCCACCGGATACTATACCTCGATGCAAGAACGCAGCATCATCCCGGACAACATCATGGTGGCTGGCCTGCTGTTCTACTACGCCGAGCAGCAAGGCTCCGAGCGGACGGCGGCCTATGGCCCGAAGTTCGCACGGACCATGAACCAAGAGCTGTGGCGGCAGACTGCTGGCAACACAAAAATCCAGATGCGGCCATGGGATGGCGGGACGAACAAGACCCGCACTTCGGGCACAACAGATCCAAACACAGGCCTTGATAAAACGACATGACCACAACCCGTGCAAACAGCGCGGACAAGACGCGCTTCGTAGCTTACGAACAGTTCACCGGACTGGATACGTCTCGCGATGTTGTCAACATGGACACGGGCACGGGCCAAGCGCTGGTGGATCTGAACAATGGTTTCTGCGACCAGCGTGGCCAGATCGTTCGGGATGCCGGTGTTACCCGGCGCGCAGCCAATAGTCGCGTCAAACACATCGCCTTCTTTTCGAAGGATCAAATCGCCTACACAGAAGTTCACGGCGACGGTACGCATTTCATCAGCGAAACTGGGATCGAAAGCCCCACCGTCTACCCAGAGAACATCATCCCCACTACGACGGTCTTCAACCGCGAGCTAGTATTCTCTGTACGTGGCCTCCAACCACTGATTTACACGGGCAACCGCTGGCGTACCACGACCAGTACGCACCTCAACACTGAGCTGCCAGCCTACTGCACGACAGTGCGTGACCGCGCTTGTTTCGCTGGCCTCAAGTCCAGCAGCACACAGATCCTCATCAGCGAGGACGGCAACCTCGACAAGCATTTCAACGACACAGATCCCAATAGCGAAAGCGCTCTGCGCGCTGGCACGCTCGACATCCGAAACCTTCTTGGCACCGCAGACGAGATCACGGGGCTGTCCAGCTTTGAGCAAGACAAGCTCGTCGTCTTCGCCAGCGACCGAGTATTCGTTTTCGCCATGGATCCCGACATCAGCCGTATCGAACTGGACACCGACACCAACGTGGGCATCGGCTGCGCCAGCCACAACACCATTCAGCAAGCGGGTACTGACCTCCTGTACTGTTCGCGCTCTGGCGTCCACGCCCTGCGCCGCGTCAGTGAGAACGGCCTGCAAGTGGGCGTCGTCAAGCTCAGCGAGCGCATCGACCTTGAGTACCGCCGGTTGTTCCAGCAGGTCGAAGACCCCGAGACCATCACAGCCGTCTATGACCGAGACGAGCAGCAATATCATGTTTACTTCCCACTTGGCTCCAGTGGCGACACTACCCGCCTGACCATGACGTTTGTCTCGGGCGAAGGCGGCGTACAGACCCGGTGGTCCAGCAGCGACCACCTAAACGCCACCTGCGGCGCCTTTCTGTTCGGCAACTTTGTCGTCGGAACACCCTTTGGCATCTACACCGTTGGCAAGATTGAAGACACGGATACCGCCACGCCCACTATGCGTGCCAAGACACCCGTTCTCTGGACGGGACCGTTTGATGGACGCAAGCAAAGCAAAAGCCTGCTCATCCAAGCCTTCGGCGACGGCGAGCTACAGATCGAGGCCCAAGACGAAAATGGGCGCGACCTCGGTGCCATGGCCATTCAGCTCACAGAGGCGGACGACAGCGGTAAGCGCTCCGTGCCACTCTCCGCCCAATATCTGAGACCGTTCGAGCATCGTTACCGTGGCCTCCAGCTCACCTTCACCTACTCGGGTAAGGGACTGTTTCGCATCATCGGTATAGCCGTAGAACTAAGGAACTAAATCATGGCCGGTATCCGCCAAACAGCAGCCTTTGAATATGCCAGCTCTGACAAGGTGCAGACTGAGTTCGAGAACATCATTCGTTACCTTCAGCAAGCCGAGGTCGGCAGCAAGACGCTGGGTGAGGTCATTGACAATCTCACAGACGCAGATGGCAACCTCGCCACAGACATCAGCTTCCAACTCGACAGCGCAGCGGGACTTCAGTATCGCGTTGGCACGACTGGCAGCTACACTACGATTGCTGCTCTGTCTGCGTTGCGCGGTGACGCTGGCCAGAACGTAGGCGACATCGGCGCGCCTATCTTCAATACCCGCCAAGACTACATCATCGGCACGACGATCCAAGCCAGCACTGGCGTTGCTTATCCTACCAACACGACAGTCTTGGAGTACAGCCACGAAGCGACCGACACGCTGGTCGTCTTCAAGAATGGGCTGCTGCAAGTCGAAGGGCAATCCAACGACTACACGACCAGTCCAACTGGCAACACGGTCACGTTCACCGCAGCGCTCACCACAACAGCGCCAGACAGCGTCACGGTCTACAAGATCCGTGCGACGGCCATCACCAGCTTCCAGCGCTCCGACTTCGACCTGACTGCTTCCCAGTCCGTGTTCTCGTTCACGATGGACGCCAACACCGAGATCCAAGTCTACCGCAACGGCTTGCTCCAGCGCGAAAGCGCAAGTGGCACGGTCAACGACTATGTCCGCGACAACAGCAACAACACCGTTACCTTTACGAACGCTGTAACCAGCGGCGAACTAGTCTCGATCATCACGGTCGAAAATACGACAAACCAAGTGGTTGCTGGCCTCATGCTTGAGCAGGTCTTCACCAATGCTCAGACCGGCAAGATTTTATTCGACAAGCTAGAACTGGCAGACAACGCCATCGCGCAAGCCAAGGTGAACGGGCTGACCACTAGCCTCTCTGGCAAGGCTGGTCTCTCTGACGTGACAGCAGGCGGCACGGCTCTCAGCGCTGGCCCGACCAACACCTTCTACCTCGAAGATGTTTCCGGCTCGCCGCGCTTGCGCTTCAAGGTCAGCTCCACCCAAAACGTAGACATTAACCCGGCGGTCGACATCCCCTCGCCTAGCTCAGCTAATGGCGGTAAGTTCATCCGCGTGTCCGCAGCAGGCGCCTACGAGCTGTCGGCCCTGACCGACGTGCTGAGCGGCTACATAACATCCGCTCAGAAAGACGCGGCCAACGGCGTGCCAAGCCTCGACAGCAACCTGCTCATCAGCATCGACCGCATCCCAGCGTTCTCGGTCCTCCAGCAGTATCCAATGCTGATGATGGACGCACAGGTTGCTGCGCCGACTACCAACGAAGTGCGCATGAAGCGCATCAGTGGCGCTCGCATCAAGATTAAGAAGATCCACGCAGTGTTAGACGCAGGCACCTTGACGCTAGACGTCAACGTCGCTGGCGTAGGCCAGTCTCTGGCCATTGCCGTCAGCAGCACACCCGTAGCCATTGTGCCGACTTCCGACATCATCATCGACGCCCGAACTGGCCCCATCAGCATCGGGATTATTGCCAGCAACCTGTCGTCACCAACAGTCCCCGATAACCTCGAAGTCGTCATCGAAGCCGATTATGTGAGCGCAACCTAATGAATAACTTTTTGCAGGGGTCCGCCCCTTACCTCGCGGGCAACACCACCCAGCAAGGCAGCATGGGTCAACAGATGGCTGACACGCCGCACAAGTACGCGAGCGGCAACTACGCGGGACGCGCAAACGTCAGCTTGTTTGGTGCGCAAAAGCCATACGTTCCAAAGACTGACGCGATGAAAGCCGCCGAGGGGTCTTATGCGGCAGGCTTTGCTAGGTCGCCAGAAGCCAACGCTTACAACGACAGGGTCAACACGCTGATCTCGGCAGGCGTTCCAATCGGCTACGGCAACCACTCTGTGAACGGTGGCCCGGTTGTAAACTCAGCGACCGGCCAACGCGTTACGGGCTACGGCTATGCCAACGAGGATGCTACAACACCGACTTTTTTCTACGAAGGCGACGCCGCTCAAGGCCAGTCCAGCGCCCCAGCACCCACGCAAGGCACTCAAGCCCCGACCAACAACTTTCTTGGCGGACTGAACTCACAGCTCGGCAACTACGACGGCTACACGGTCAACAACGACCTCGACGCAGCAGAGCAAAACCTGCGCGCCATGCTGGCCAATGCGCAGAACAACAACGCGGATGCCAGCACCATTGGCCGTATCCAAATGGCGCTGGACGACATTGGCCGTCTGAGCCAAGACCGCACCCAGCAACAGGGCATAATCGACCAAGCACGCCGAGACGCACAGAACAGCCTGACTGGTTTTGGCACCGCGTACACCGATGTCGATTACAGAAACGCGCAAGCCCTCGACGGCCTGTCTCGCCAGCTGGACCAGATCACCAATCCCAATCTCGACGTCGAGCTGAACTATGACTTTAGCGACATGTCGGGCGACGTCGATCCGTACCGCGAAGTTGTACAGAACATGCGCGACCGACGCATGCGTGAACTGAACATGCTGGGCGACGACATCGGCGCTCTTGGCAACACGCTGCAAGGCTTCTACGGAAACACGCTCCCTGACGGAAGCCCAGCAGACAGCACGATGCCGATCCCCGAAGGGATCGTCGACGAAAAGCCGATCCCCGGCGGCATGCCACTGCGCGACATCCAAAGCGCCAGCGAAGTCTACGACATCCGCGACCAACTCAACGACGCGTTGAACTCACTCGACGTTTATGGCTCGGGCACTCGCTCCAACGAACTACGTGGTGAAATCTTTGACCAAGACGAGATCTATGGCCAGCTCGCCGACCAGCTCCGTGGCCGTCAGGGTCAGATCGAGACAGACGCACAGGCTCAACTCGACGCACTGGCAGGCGCTCGGCTAACGCGCCCAGACGACATTCGTGCGTTTGAAGACGCGCTGCGCGACCTTGGTGGCCAACGCGACTTGTTCGACGCTGCATCGGCAGCAGACGAGCTGGAGCAGTTGACCAACCAAATCCAAAGCGCTCGCTCGGATCTTGAGAGAGACGAAGCCGCTCGGATCGCACGCCAAGAAATCGAACGTCGACGCGCCCTGCAAACACAGGGTGGCGGCAGCGCTTTCAACTCAAACATGACAGCGGACCAGTACAGCGCCTACCTGCGCAACTTGGGCATGGGGACTGAAGACCCCTACTACCAGACAAGCGGGTTTAGTCGTGGACTGGGTCTGGCGTAAGGAGCGAGCATGGAAATTTTTGACTATGACCTCAACGATGGTTCCGACAGCATCTGGAACTCGGAAAGAGGGGTTCTGAACAACCTTGGCAACATTTTTGCAAATTCCATCGGCGGCGTGGTGGGCGGCGTTTCCGGTTTTGCTCTCGGCGGCCCTGTCGGGGCAGCAGCAGGTGCTACGGCGGGGTTCTCCGGAGCCAATCAACTTTATGATTTTGCCGAAAGCAAAATGACTGGCAGCCGCGAAAGCGACGCTCTGTTGGACTATGGCTCCACGGCGGCTGGCTTGGCGGGCTTTGGTGGCGGCGCATTCCTTGGCGGCGGTGCCACAGCCGCAGCAGGCGGCGGAACAAGCGGCGCTGCTGCGGCAGGAGGTCTAAGCATGTACGAAAAAACTCAACTTGGTCTGGCTGGAATTGGAGCTGCTTCTAACTTTCTGAATACTGGTGAGTCTGGCGAAAACATGGGAGGCGCCATAGAGCAGCAAGCTGGCAACCTCCAGTTCATGCAGGACTTGCTCCGGGACGAGGTCGACTATTTAAACGGCGAACGCAAATATCTGCGCTCGCAGCAGGCGTTGAACGAGACGATTGCCCAGAACGAACGCCAGCAAGCCTTTGACATTTACTTCGAAAACAACGCACAGCTCCAGCAAGAGCGCGACTACTTTATTCAGCGCCAAGAGTTCGTAGATAAGCAGGCCGCCGCTGAGCGCGCTGAGCAGCTTGGCTTCATGCTTGAGAACAAGATGATCGCTGAGCAAGAGCGCGAGTTCGCGTTGCAGGAGCTGTACCGTGCCCAGCAGATCGCACAGGGCGAGCGCGATCAAGAGCTGCGCCAATACTACGACAACCAGTATCGTGCCGAAGCGGAGAGACAGTACAGCGTCGAGCAGTTCGAACGTGCGCAAGGCATTGCCGCTGACGAACGCTCGCAAGAAGAGCGCATCCGCAACAGCCTCGACAGCCAGCTGACTAGCTTCCAAGACGAGCTGCGCCGCGTGCAAGAAGGTCTGGGCGACATCCGCCGGATGGACCCACTGACCCAAGGCCAGATCGACGCGCAAGTTGGACGTTACCGAGACACGGCCCGAGACAGCTACAACGAAGTCATCGAGCAGATGTCCAGCCTCAACGAAGCCGACCTCCGCCGTCGTGGCATCGCGGCCACCGATCCGGGCGACACCCGCAGCCGCATGGCCCAGCGTTTGGCCGATGACCTCGCCGCCACTCAGATGCAGGCCGAGCAGCAAGCACTGGCTTACATCTCCGGCGAACGTGGCCTCCTGTTCGACGACATCCAGAACGACATCGCAACGCGCAACGCCATCATGGGTGAGACAGCCAGCGTTGGCTTGGCTGGCTTCGACCAGCGCCGCAACTTGATGGGCGCTCTGCCGTCAGCAAACGTGGCTGCGCCAATTCCGATTGGCTCCAGCGTGCTACAACAACGCTTCGGGTCAGCCAACGTGGCCCCACCAGTGGCCATCAACTCGGCGCAGTATTCTGGCTCGCTGCCTAGCGGCATCGGCCAGCAGCTCAGCATGCCAAGCGCAGTGCAAGGTAACTTCAGCCCCCCAAGCGCTATGATAGGGGCGTCCAGCTCACCGAACCTCGTCTCTAATCTGATGGGCGGCCTGCAAGACGGTTATGGAGATATGGCCACGAACTACGGCGCCCAAACAAAGTATTACGGCCAGCAGACCAGCCAGAACTTGGCGGAGCTAGGCAACATTTTCGAGGACTACATGGCAAGGCGCGAAGGTCAGCAAACTAACAACGGCAATGCCTATCAGATTGGCCCGAGGGTCTACGTCGACAACGGAGTGCCCAGATAATGTTCTACGCACTTGGTTCCGTTGGCGCATTTGCGCAGGGCGCTCGAAAACGCCGCAATGAAATCCGCAGCGAGCGCGCTGCCATTCGCGATGAGTTTGAGCGCTGGAAAGCGAACAACCCCAACGCCACGGCGATGGACTTCCATGCCAAGGTAAAGCAGTTAGGCGCCACCACTCCCGGCGGCAGCGTAGCTCTGCCCGACGCTTCCAGCATCCAACGCATGGCCGCAGAAAACTTGCGCCGCAAGCAAGAGGCTGAAGCCGACAGAGCCAGAAAGCTGCGCGTTGACAATTTGAACATGGCTAATACGGAGAGCGCGTTTCTCCGTGAACAGATTAATTCTGGTGTCGATGTAGACGAAGCCCTGCGTAAAACTGGTATGGAGTTGTCGCCAGAAAACTTCGCGTTGGCCAAGGGCATCAAGGCAAATTTCGAAGCAGAGCAAGCACAAAAAGAGGACCAACTGGCACAGGCGAAGTACGACCGGGAGTTCAAACAAGAGCAGGCGCTATACCAATTTGAGCTGAGCCTCAAAGGTCAGAACCCCTTTATGACGGATCAGGACGCAAGGCGGATAGTAACCGAAAGGTTTGGCCAGTCCCCCCGGTCTCCGGCCACAGCTCAAAACACTTATGGCCCGATGCCCACCTCGTCGGCACCCTCTGCCCCGATGTCAGTGGGCAACGCCGGGGTTCAGATCGCCCAGCGTCAGTTCGAAGAAGCCCTGCCAACCCTATTTGAGAACAATCCGGGAAAGTACGCGGGGCCGAACGGGTATGAGATGCTGAAGCGAGACGCCGTACAACTGGCTCAGCGAGAAGGTAGTACCCTGCCCCCGGCGCAAATTGCACAGGCTCTTGAAGCAACTAATTTTGTGCGCCTATACGATGAAGGCTTAGACGACACTCGTTTCAACGCCGCGTTAGAAGGCGACGAGCCAAGCTCTCTTTCCATTACAGTTGGTGAAGGTAAGAACGCTATCCCGATCTCGCTGAAGGACATTTACGAAAGCCAGTTGAATAACGGTGGCGTGTTGGACAGCCGGGTCATTCCTTTCGACAAGTTGGATGCGTTCCAAGCAATTGTTGCGCCGTTCTTTTCTCTCAACAAAGACGGCACAGCGGACTTAACCCCACTAACAAATATGGGCAACCAGCTCGCTGGCCTTAAAGGGCAGCTTGACCAAGCTGGCATCTTCGACAAAAGCGAGTTGGCCACTCTGCGCGAGCAGGCGGTCCTCAATGAGGGCCAAGCCGAGAGTGGCGCGGCTCTGCTTGATGGCCAGCGTAAGGAGCTAGAAGGCGTTGTCGCTGAAGTCAAAGCGCAACTCGCTGCAGCAGGCAGCTTATACGAACAACAGCAAATCTTGGCTCAACAAAAGGTTCGGATGGACTACTTTAAGTCTTTGACGCTGAACGACCGGATTGCCGAAATCTACGCCAATGGAGGGGTTTACCCTCTCGATGTTCTGCCAGCCTCGATGCATTCAAGCTACGACCGCCAAGCCTTTGCCTCGACGTTCGACGACGCTTACGAAAGCATGCTGGCCTTTGGCCGCGAGAACGCCGCGTCAGTAATGGTTTCCAGCGAAGCCAACGAGGCGGCGGAACAAGCTAAACTACAAGACGTAGCGCTTGGGGTCATGCAGGCTGAGTTTGGGGACGAACAGGTCGAGTCTGTCCTTGAGTTAGTAGTGCCAACAGCAAGGAGGGAGAACACGATCACCAGCGACGAAGTTGGCAGAATGCAGTTCAACCAAAACGCTGTCCTCCCAGACACTCCTCTCGTAGAAGCGTTGACCAACGAAACCATCAAGTCGGACGTTGCTAAGGCAGTAGCCGCGTCGATTGACGTGTTCAATTCTTTCCGAGACGACAGTGGCCTCACAAACTTTGCTAAGAACAAGTCTAGTCTGGCCGGTGTTTTGGCAGGGTGGGCGCAAAATTACATTGACACAAACTGGACTAAACCGTTCGCACCCTTCCCACGTTACAACGATGCTCGCATAGCCGCACGTAGCCAGTTCAAAGCAACGGTCGAACTCATCCCAAGTCTCGACGCGGAGACACGAGAAGCATTGGTTGGAGACTTTACGTTGTGGCTGAGACAATCTACCCAGTCTTCATTAACTGCTATGGAAGTAGGAAAGTATGCCAACTTCAATAACCCTTCGCGGGTTGAAGGCTTTGAGACCCCGAGGCCAAGCCAAGGCCTTCCATCCGGCGCACGAATTATCCAGCGGTAACTAACCGGGACGACAGCTAAAAGCGGGACAGCG